CTGGCTTCGTGAAAGTGACTCGTTCTGTGCGTATTGATTTCCCGTCTGGCTTTTGTGCCATGGCTACCTCACCACCACGCTGCACACGCTTATACCCGGCTGCACTGCCGTCGCAGCGATTGCTATATCAATCCGACCACTCACCAGCACAGCCGTGCTCGAGGTGACCGCGAGAGAGTATGCGGTTGCAGGAGTGTGGTCCGAGGTGTGGATGATGTATTGATACCGACGCACAGATCCACCTGCCTGCCATTCCACCGTCGAGCCGTCAAAGGATGTTCCAAACGTAAGCGTGGCCGTTGCGGCTCCTGCAGAAGTCTGCGTTGACACGCTAGGGTTTGAAACGGCAACTGTGGCCGTCGATGGATACAGCCGAAGTAGCGAAGTATTCGCCCTGTATGAGTTTGTGCCGTAGGTGGTTGAAGCCGAGAAAACCGGGTACGCACTCATGCTTAGCGTGGTTGTGTTCGCCGTGCATAGCGAAACAATGACGCTCACGTTAGTCGCAGAAGTGATCCGTACATCTTGAACTGTAGGCATGTCTAGAAAGGCGGATTGCCAAAGTACGAGGAGAAGTCTGTTTCTGGATACACACGCCTAGTCAGGATGTCTGGAGGCCCAGACGTGCCGCCCGTGTATTTCTGCGACCCGTCCGAGTTCAGAGGTTGCGGGCTTGCTGCTGCGATGTCGGTGCCTTCATCAGACCGCACGTAGGTGCGAAACTTAGTGCTTCCGCTTCCAGTGACGTAATGCCAGCCAACGTGAGGCAGCAGCAGATCGTGACCGCTCTGGCGGTAGACGAGCTCCACGCTCACCTGCCAGTACCGTATCTCGATGCCGTTAACCACTTCGGCCGTTTGCTGGCCGCTGATGCCAGAGCAGAACCATGTATGCGACACACCGCCAAGAAAGCCTGCAGAGTTCACCGTATTAGTGACCGCAGCAGCGAGCGCTATCGGGAACTGGTTTCGGTTTCCGCTGATGGTGCAGCGAACTTCAGCCTCGTTGACAGTTAGCCCCTCAAAGTAATCTCCAGCAGCATTGACCAGCGGCTTTTTAGTTGCGCCGTCGTAGTAGATGAGCGCGGGAACCTGAGAGCCGCCAGTAGAGAACGACCAAACGTCAGAACGTGCCAGCGGGCTTGGATCCCATGAGGCAACGTCTTGATTCACGACGCCGTACGAGTACGAGATTTCGGCGTGGTGCCTATCCGTTTCTGTGACGGCCCCGCTTAGGCACAGCAGGTATAGATATTCTGGGTGCTGCGATCCGTGAAAGATTCCAACTGTATCAAGTATTTCTTGCGTCGCAGTTGGGCCATCAAGCGTGCAAACATACTTTCGCTCCGCTGTTGGGCTTTCCCCAAAACGGTGAGAGAAAGTTCGCGGGATAACCTCGCGGTATGAAATAACTGACATTAGCCACCCAAGATTCCGACAGGTGCCGCACCGATAGCAATCAGGCCCTGCTTGATCTCCTCGAGTTTCTTCAGCTGATCGCGCCGCTGGGCAATCGCTGGATCTTCGCGGCCAAGGGCGAACACGGCAGAAATGCCTTCGCTGGTGCGGATGTCATTGACGTTCAGGGCAGAGGCGGCTGGCCGCGACAGTTCAGCGGCAATCTCTTTACGGATGTCGATGCCTTCCTTGGCAAGATTCCTGAGAGCAGTCTGAGCCTCGCCACCGTCAATGAGCTTCTTGTCGAATGCCTCACGCACAGCCTTGAACTGGTCTGCCAAAGTGGTCGCTGGCTTCAAGAGCTTCTCGTCTACGCCGAGAGCCTGCAGCTGACGCTCGCGGTCCTGAGCCTTCGCCTCTTTCGTAGCCGCCTGCGATAACGCGAGACGCTGCCTAGCGTCTGCAAGCGACTTGGAGTCGCCTGCACGCTTGGCGGCAGCCAGCGCCTCTTCAGCAGCACGCTGCTCAGTGACGATTGCCAGCAGATCCTTATTGAGTTGCAGCCTACTCTTCTCTGCGTCGCTCAGCCCGGCGTTGGCCAGTTCTGCGGTGCGCTGCCGTGCCTCTTCTGCTGCCTTTCTTGCGGCGTCTGCCGCAGCCTTTGCTGCTTCGGCGTCGGCCTTCCTGGCGTCAGTGATGTTGCGGACTTCTGTTGTCAGCGCCTGCGCGTCACGGCTGGCCAACTGTATTGCGTCACCAAATGCGAGCGAGTCTGTCGTGATGCCCTCGGCAAAGCCCTTGATTTCTCGGAACCGCTCAAGCACTGCGGCGGGCACGCGATTGAGTCCGCCAAGTTCCTTGGCTAGGGACTTCACCGCAGAGCTCGCTTCGTCAATGGCTTCCTGGGCAAGATCCTGCGCCGTGAACGTCGGCACCTTCAGCGCGTCCTTAGCCTTCTTGCCGAAGTCTTGGGTTTCCTTTGTCGCCGCAGCGATAGCAGCACGGTAGCCAGCAGCTGCTTTCGTTGGGCTGTCGATGGCTGTGGCAACTTCCTGGCCAGCCGTGTTGGTGGCCAGTGACCACTCAACCACCTTCCCTGCCAGCAAGCCCAAGACCGTCACAAGGATTCCGATGCCGGTTGACGCCAACAGCCCGCGAATAGATGCCGCAAGCGTTCGCACGCCAACGGCAGCAACGCCAGCAGCGCCAGCAAACCTATACGCTGAAGCAGCGGCTGCAATGAATGTGCCGCTGAGGTTTGAGACGGCTGACGCAACAACCTGCCGGTTGATGAATGCCAAGTACCCGCCAATCAGCGGCAGGATGTTTCCGGCCAGTGGGGCCGCAGACGTTGCGAGCAACTGAAAGACGCTAGCAAGATTTGAGACGGTTGACGTGAGTGCGCTTGCTACGTTCTTGATGTCAATGCTTGCGATGAACGTAGACGCCTCTTCAGCGGCGCGAGTAAGTGCAGGGGCAAGCTCTGCCACAACTCGAGCCGCAAACGATTGAAGAGTCAACTGCGTCTTCTGAAGCGAGTCATCAAGTTTGCCGATTCCATCAGTCTGCTGCGGGCTCAAGACAATGCCGAGACGCTTGGCCTCTGCTGTCATCTGCTGAAGGTACGTTGCGCCTTCTTGGAAGATCGGCACGAGCTCAACACCAGACTTTCCAAACAGCGACACTGCAGCAGCTGCCTGCTGTGCAGGGTTTGGCAGCTTGCTGATTGCAGCCACAACTGCGTTAAATGCTTGCTCTGGGTTAAGGTTGGAAAGATCGCCAACCGAAAGCCCGAGGTCAGCGAACGACTTGACTGCAGCCTTATTGCCAGTCTGGGCTTCGCCAAGGTTGATCGTCAGCTTTTGAACTGCACGCCCGAACGTCTCAAGGCCAACGCCAGACTGATTCGCTGCGAGCGAGTACGCCTGGAGAACGTCAGTCGTGATGCCCGTGCGTTTTGATAAGTCATCAATGCTGGCGACAGCTCCAGCAGTTCCATTAATGAACGACGCGAAAGCGCTGCTCGCAGTGCGTACCGTGGAGATGAAAGCCCGCGAGAGCTCAATGGTCTTCAGCGTTGAAACGTCACGCTGTGTCTTCTTGGCGGCCAGTCCCAACTTCTCAAGTTCCACCACGCCGGCATTGATGCCGCTGGCCATCTGCACCGCAGACGCCGAGAGGTTGAATCCAAGAGAAATGGTTGCCATACGTCACTTTTTGCCAAGGTCGGCGGCCATCCGCTTTAAAGTCTCGGCTATCTGAGTTGGATGCTTCGGGGCCCTATCTTCAATCGGAATGAACTTCTCTGGGTCTGGCGTCTGCTTGGAGTAGGGGGCGAGCACAGAAGTCACGAGCATTGCTGTCTGCCCCCAGGTATCGTCCAGCGGCTGGAACCACCTGGCCCAAGCAATCCACTGCGAGAACTCGCGCGAGTCCATCGCGTCGATTTCGCGCAGCGTTTTCTTGAGGTGACCCGCCAGACGCAGCTTGAACTGCAGCGTAGGGCGGGCGTTTATTCCCCCGCTAGCTTCTTTATCTCCTCCTCGGTCAGTGCGTTGTGCTTGAGGGCCGCATGCCACAGGCGGTGCATCACGTCGCTGCTGCGACGCTTGATGGCTTCCTTGCCTTCCTCGCCTGGGTAGAGCAGGCCGCCCTTCTCGTCGCAGAGCGTGCGGCAGAGCAACTCAGATCGGAAGTCAACGATGGCACCGTTGGAAGACTCAAGTGCCTTGATCTCGTAGGAGTCACGATCACCTACAGACATAAGGCGAATACATATCTTCCCGTCTCCACCAAGTTCTGGTGCGTCGACGGTGATGATCTTTGCGTCTGGGGCGTTGTCTATCTGATCTCGAGTCAGTGGCATTGCTCACCCGTCTAGTAGTTTGAACGTCACCGAATACCGGGTAACTCCGTTGAGTTCCGGCTGGGCAGTCCATCCCTCATAGACTGCATACGATGTCAAGGAAACGCCTGCGCCGGAAACGACTAGGGACTTCCTCAAGCCCCATTCGCTGGTGCTGATGTTTGCGGTCCCGAGGCACTCCACGGAAACGCTGCCGGCATCGTCAGTCCACACAACGCTGCGGCCCTTAGAGGGGCCGCCTGCGTAAGACACCTGCAGGCCTGTGACCTCAGTGAACGCGACGCCGCCCCACGTTACAGACAGGCCGGTTGAGTGAGTCGCCACGGCTTCCTCCGCTGGCGATCAAGCAACCTGGAACGAGGCCGAGCCCTTGATGGCGTCGTTAGTCGCCAGAGTCACGGTTGAGGACTTGCACGTAGCGGCAACGCCAGTGAGCGTGATGCCGCCAGCAATCGTGAGCGTTCCGGTGGCGCCCTGCGCGATCGGGGATGCGCCTGCATTCGCAAGGTAGTCAATGGTGACTTCTTTGCCAGTGTCTCCAGCAGAGCCCTTGAGGGGGCGCGAGAGCGTGGCGACAGTCGCGCCAGTCGTTTGACCCAGGTGGGAAACGTCAATGGAATCGGTGGCGTTGTTGTCGGCAATCGTATAGGTGATGTTCGTGACCGTGTAGTTCACGCTTGCGAAAGTGAACGTCGTGCCGGAACTGTCATGAGGCGTTGCGGGCATTTGTTACTCCTGCCACCAAACGTCGTACTGTTGGGTGATTTGATACGCCGGCGGTAGGTCGGAACCGGCCAGCGTTACCAAGTCGTCGGTTTCGTTTTCAAGCGACACCTGCGACACAGTGCAGCCTAGAACTTGGCCCCCGTATCCATCCAGAACCGAACGCATGGCATCTGCGACCTGGCGGGCCTGTTCGTAGGTGGCTGCGTAAATGCTGTACTCCACCGTCACCTGCGGGATTCCGGCAGGACTTTGGAGCGTCTGCGTGCGTCTGATCGCCGTACGCCTCCACGTCACAAACGGCAGCGACGCAGATGCAGGGGCGAGCGTTGGGTACGTCCCGGTTCCGATGAGGATGGCAACTTCTGGGCTGGCATCAAGCACACGCTTCAGGGCGGCTTCTGGCGACTTCAGCATCAGAGTCCTCCTGCATCGCGGAACTTGCGTTGGTATTCAGTGGCGGCACGGGTCAACGCCTTCCGCATTTCCACGTCGAGAGTTGTCTGCATCTGGCTCTTCGATTTATTGAAAGCTTTCTGCAGCGGATGACGCGCAGGAGATCCCGCAACTGATCCTCGAGCAATGAAGTCCACGGGGTACAGCCCTCGGCCAGTGAAGGGCCCGCGAGAGCGAAAAGACGAAAGCAAGCCGCCTGAGGATTGCTGCTTTACCCGTACAGCGAAAGTGCGAATGCGGCCACCGAGAACCACTTTCTTCTTGGCAACCTGCCTGCTCTTGCCTGGAGATCGCGGCCTGGTGCCGAACTCCACTAGGTGCGAGTGGTAGGCCCGATTCGGCCCCTTGAGCACAGATCCGCCAGTGAAGGCAGGCACTGCGCCCTTTTGACTCGCTGTGTTGGTTGGGCGTCGAAACCCGACAACCACCACGCTCACCGGGATGTTGGCCCTGTTGTTTGTGTACTTGCGGTCAACGCTGGTGACGCTGGCAAGTAGGTTTCCGGTGACTTGGCCAAGTGCTGAAACTTCATTCCGCAGAGCGTCCTGCCCAGGCTTGGCTGCCTTTCGCAACGCCTGGCTCTGGTACTTAAGGCTTATTTCTTTCGGCAGCTTCTTGAGCTCACGGACAATATCATCAAGAGCCTTGAGGCCATACAGCCCTTTGGCTGTCTTGCTCTTGCCGAGCGACAACTGAATCAGCGACGGGCCTTCGGCAAATATGTTGCTCATGCCACCACCTCTTGGCAGATGGCTTCATGCTCACTGCGGTTTCCGTGCTCAAGCAGGCTCACAATCTCCAGCACGCGCCCGCGCCACAATCCACGCATCTGCTGCGTCAGGCCAGTCAAGTGACGCATTCGCACCTTGTGCGTGATGGTTACGTCCATCTGGCCGGCAGCCAGAGCCTCGCGGGCCGTTACGCCTTCAACGCTGGCCCACACAGTTGAGAACGTAGCCCATGAAACGATTGTTTCACCGAGACTGTTTCTAGTCTCGGTGGCCTGCTGCCACGTCACTCGCTCGCGGAGCTTGCCGGCGTCAATCATGTGCCGTAGAGCACGACGGCGTAGGTGCCCGTGCTTCCTTGGTTTCCGCTGATTGTGAACTGCCCGGTATCGTCACCACCAACGCAGGAAGCAGCCACGATGCTGTCGTTTGACCTGATGGTGGCGTTGCCAATAGCTAGACGCTTGAAGCTTCCGCCCGTGCCGTCAAAGCGAAAGACGGCGTAGTTCACAGAGGTAATGGATACGTACTCGCCGTCAGCACCACGAAACGAGCCGGTGTGCGTGATTGTTGAGCTCGCCGTGCTTAGCGTCCCAGTGATCACCGCAACCTTGCCCGTGGTGTAGGCCTGCGAGTCCTGCAGGCTCACCACCTTGAGCGATGCCGTGCCGTCCTTGTCGTGGAACAGCACGTCTACGTTGATTCGTCCTTCAAGGCTCATTGGTAGCTGCCCCATTTCTGTGACGAGAGAAGCGATTCCACAGCAAACTCAAGCGGCTTGCTGATGCTGCCCACGAGC